GCCTCAAAGAACAGATCAAGAGCCCACACTATCCGGGCGTTAATGCGAACACAGCCCGACATGAGCTCTACGGGTTCAAAGTCGCCCTCACCGAGCTCGGTCTTTTGGATGCGGATGCTTGCTTCGTTCTCCCAAATGCATTCGGACCGGAGGAGCTGCTCACCTACATATGCGACAAAGTTCATAAGGAGCGAATCCCCGGACGCACGCAGGAGGAGCTCGACGCGGTTTGTGCAAAGTGTGAGGTCAATCGGCATGTCGCTGCTCCCACACTTGCGCCTCCCCATCAGCCCCAGGACGGTCAGAAGAGGTCACAGGAAAACTTCATGAAAAAGCAGCTAAAAGGGAGCTCGCTTCTTCAGTTGTTAAATGATTGGAGTGAGGTGAACATGGGGTCACTCGCACAAATGGAAAGGGCTTTTAAGACCTTTTCGGCGCAGGAACGTAAAAAACTAGACGCTTACTCTTCCTCAAGCCCACAACCCAAAGTTTTCTTTAATGCCGCTTCTATGGTAGATAAAGCTCTAAAATAAGCTTCATTTACAGAATGGGTTACAAGTTTCAATACCTCCGGGTCGATATTTTCGCAGTATTGGGATGCACATTTTTTGACTTCATTTTCAAGCTCATATGTACCCGTTTCACTGAAATGCCCGAGATTAATTGAAAACTCGGTAAGGAATTGATCCACGATTTTATCCATTACTGTATCTCCTTTATTAGGTGTATTTTATGATAAGTATACCGCATGTACTCAGAACAGTAAATCAGGAAGGAGGATACTCGATGACGAATCTCACCCCATTCGGCAAGCTCGTCGTGAAGGCACTCACAGACAAAGACATGACGAAGACGGAGCTCGCCTCTCAAGTCGGCACATCACCGCAATATCTGAGCTATATCCTTTTCGGCGTCCGCTCCGGGAAGAAGTACATCCCGAAGATCATCGAAGTCCTCGGGATAGACCCGGCCCGCGTTGAGCGGTACATAGCATAGCGGAAAGGAGGGACGCAGATTGTCGGAGATATTTGTGACGCTGGAAGAGGCGGCAGCTCTCGAGGGCGTCGTGTATGAAACAATGAAAAAACGGATCCAACGCAATCCGGGAGGCTTTAGGACGAAGTCTCAGCCCCGAGAGGGCGGCGGGAAGGATCAGGTCATGGTCGCGGTCTCGTCCCTCACGTCGAAGGCGAGAAGGGCACACAAGGCCGCGCAGAAGGTGGACGGAGGCGATGCAATCATAGAACAGAGAGTAAAGGCGACGCCGTGGTATGTGGACGTCGATCTGAATTGGTACATTGAGACACACAAGAAACAATATTATGAGGCGGTCGAGCTTGCGAAACAGGTGCAGCAGTTTGTCGAGCATGACGAGGCAGAGCGCACGGCCTACGCCGACGAGACGGCCCTAAAGCTCGGGGTCAGTCAGCGGACGCTCTACCGCTACGCTGAGGGCCTTCTCGAGGCGAACGCATGGGCTCTGAAGATGGAGAAAGAGGAGGGCAAAAACTACGAATATTTCGGGGCGCTTTCCCTTTGCAGGAAACCGAGAGATTCGCACACCTTCCCCTCCATCACCGACGAACAGCGGGCGCTCATTGAAAATATATGGTTCGACGAACGGTTCGCCCGCAACCTCGGAACGGTCGAGATGCTCTACACGAAATTCACGGAGGTCGCACGCGAAAGAGAATGGGCGAGTTACCCTTCCTATTCCACCGTCGTTCGGTATGTCTCCTATCTCATGAACGACCTCCGGGGAGAGAGCGCGAGATTCCTCGCGTCGAACGGTTCTCGGGAGTGGAAGAATCAACGGATGATTAAGGGCAAGAGAAACGTCTCCGCGCTTCAGGTCATGGAGTTCGTACAGGGTGACGAGCACACGTTTGATTGTTGGGTTCAGGTTACTCACCCGAACGGCAAGATCGCCGCCGTCAGGCCAAAGCTCGTCGCATGGCTTGACACCCGCTCGCGCTGCATCCTCGGCGATGTCATGTGTATCGACGCGAATGCGCAAACGCTGAAGGAATCCCTCGTCAAGATGCTCTATTCGACGCCGGGCGGCGTCCCGAAGCACTTGCACATTGACAACGGCAAGGACTACACCGCCGAGACGAACCTCGGTCAGAGCCGCAAGGAAAGGGCTTGCAAAGAGCTCGAGTTTGACAGTGAGACGAAAGGCTTCTATCGGTCAATCGGGATTGAGGAATGGAGCCGCTCGCTTCCCTATCAGCCGTGGGGCAAGGGCCAGATCGAGAGGTTTTTCGGAACGGTCTGCTCCCTGTTTACCAAATGGATGGACAGCTACGTCGGGACGCTCACCGGGTCGAAGACCTCGGCAAAGCGCAAGAAGGATGTCAAGCAGATGCTCGAGCGTGGGGAGCTGCTCACAATGGAGGAGTTCTATGACTTGTGGACGCGCTGGAAGAAAGAGGTCTACCACAAGCGGGAGCACGACGGTCTCAAGAAAGACCGGGAGAAATGGATCACGCCGATCGAGCTCTTCCAGCACGGGCAGCGATACGAGAAGGCCGCGCCTCCCCGGGAATATGCGGCTATGTTACTTATGAAGGCGGACACGGCCCTCGTCAGGAATCAAGGCATCATGAAGTTCGGCACGCTTTACACGGACTACGAGCTCGCGAAGTACGTCGGCGAGAAGGTCGGCATCAAGTGGGATATCGACGACGTGGATGGTCGGAAGATATGCGAGGCAGTTTCCGCCGAGCTGCTCATGATTGCCCCGAAGGTCTCGCAGGAGGCACTCGAGAAGCATCTCCGCAATCAGAAGCGCCAGCTTAAGGAAGTCCGGGAAACCCTCGAAGAGTTCCGACGCCCCTACGAGCTCCGGCTTGAGGAAGGGGACGGGAAGGCCCGGGCGGTCGGTGCGCTTGATCTCACAATCAGAGCCGAACGAAGCCAGACACCGAAGGTCATCACACTTCCGAACGACAAGGAGTTCCGGGGAGAGGCCGAGGCAAAACGGAAGGCAACCGCGAAGGCCGGAGGCGATTCGGAGTTTATCACCGCGAAAGCGGAAGCGGCCCTCTCAAAGCTGAGGGGCATCGGATAAGGAGGATTTACACATGGAAGCAACAGCAGCAATCTACACGGGCGAAACGCAGACAATCGCGGAGCGCGTGAACAACTATATCGCCGCCACAAAAGGCAGCATCGCGGGAATTGCCCGCGAGATTAACTACTCAAGGACGACTATCTCCCGCTATCTCTCGGGTAAGTATGACAGCGACCCGAGCGACCTCGAGCGGAAGCTCTCCGAGTACCTCCGGGAGCAGGGCGAAGAAATCGACGCCAGCGCTCCTGGGGAGGCTCCCCGGAAGCTCCTGAGGAAACGGACAGACATTTTCGAGAGCCGGGATATGAAGAAAATTATAGGCGTATGCAGCGCAGCACAGGAGGACATCGGCCTCGGCATCGTGGTCGCGAAGAGCGGATTCGGCAAGACCTTCGCCCTCAAGTATTACGCAAAGATGCCCCGGGTCGCCTATGTGGAATGTGACGACACCATGAGCAGCCGCGATCTTGTGGAGGCGATTGAGCGGGCGCTCGGAATCCCCACCTCCTACGGCACAATCTGGAAACGGGTCAACGGCATCCGGGAGTTTTGCAACGTCAACAAGGGCTATCTCATTATCATCGACGAGGCCGACAAGCTCATAAGCAAGTACACACAGAAGAAGATGGAGATTCTCCGGGGGATATTCGATCAGGCCGACGTCGGCCTTGTAATCGCCGGGGAGCCCCGCCTCGAGGCGCAAATCAAGACCTATCTCAACCGCTTCGCGAACAGGGTCGACTTTTATGCCTCCCTGAAGGGGCTCTCGGGTGCAGAGGTTGAAAGCTACCTCGACGGCTACGACATCGACAGGGACGCCCTCGAGGAGCTCAAGGCCCGGGCGTGCAACAGTCAGACGGGATGCTTCCGTCTCTTTGACCGGACACTGAACAATATCATCCGAATCCTGAACGCAGACGGCGAAACAACGATCACGCTCAAGGTTATCGCTCAGGCGTCCGACATGATGATGCTCTAACGGACAGGAGGCCGAAGCAATGAAAATGACAAAACAGCGGCTCACGGGCCTCGCCCTTGTCGTGATCTCCGTCCTCATGCTGCTCCTAGCCTCCAACGGGGAGACGCTGGAAGAACGGGACGCGACCGCCGTGCTCCTCACCCTCCCTCTCGGGGTTTACATGATGGTAACAAAGCAGTATGTCCTCTATGACGGGGAGGGGCCCGTCGAGGAGGAAAATGAACAGCCGGGGACACAGCGCCCCGAGCACATAGCAAGAAAGGAGTTCCAAAATGGGACGAAAAAGAATTGTAGAGGCCCCCGTTTTCAAGACGTGGGAAGAAGTGGATGCCGCGCTCCGGGAAATCGCTGAGGAGGAAATCGCGATCGCCGACATTGAGGGCGAGATGAACAAGCAGATCAACGGCATTAAAATCACGGCAGCGCAGGAGGCAAAGCCTCACCATGACAGAATCAGCACGCTCGAGAAGGACGTCAAGGAGTTCGTCACGGAACATCGTGACGAGCTTGGAGGCAAGAAGACGCGGACACTCAACTTCGGCGAGACCGGGTTCAGGAGGAGCACGTCGGTCGTGCTCCCGAAGGACAAAGGACTTGTCGCTGAGATTATCCGCCGCCTGAAGGTGAAGAAGCTCACGGACTGCATTATCACCGAGGAGAAGGTAAACAAGGACGCCCTCCGGCAAAAGGGCGAGGACATTGTCATCGCGGTCGGGGCGCGCTGGAAACAGGAGGATGCCTTTTGGTATGAGGCCCATCAGGAGAAGCTCGAGGCTTCCCGGAATATTCAGTAAAGGACAGCAAAGGAGACAGCACAGACACGGAATGAAAGTTGACATCTTCAGTACAGATCGAAAATACCGGGTCATTTATGCCGACCCGCCGTGGAAGTACAGCAGCAAAGAAGCGATAGGGAAGAAATTCGTCCCGCTTGAAAAAGTCTACCAGACAGAGAAAACGGCGTCCATGTGTGAATGGGACGTCGGAAGAATTGCAGAAAAGGATGCGGCGCTCTTTATGTGGACGACCGATTCACACATTGAAGATGCGCTCAAGCTCTTCAAAGCGTGGGGCTTCCGTTATGTGACGGTCGCGTTTGTCTGGAAAAAGGTTAGTATCAACGGGAAGACACTCGCGAATCTCGGTCAATGGACGCTTAAAAATTGCGAGTTATGCCTTTTTGGAACAAGAGGGAGGATGCTCAAATATAAAAAAGCCAACAACGTCCAGCAGCTCGTCGAAGTGGTTAGGAAACGGCACAGCGAAAAGCCTGAAGAAGTCCGGCGGCGAATAGAACAGCTATTCGGAGACGCTCCGAAGATTGAGCTTTTCGCCCGGGAACGTGCTGAAGGGTGGGACTATTGGGGA